CTCCGAGTCAACATACGATATGTTTTAAGTCCCTCGTATGGTTATACAAAAAACTTAAAATAATAAATTATAAATTGACTCAAAAATATTAATGTTCTATCGGAGAGTCTTAAAAAGAACACTTTTCTATGTAGAATAATACATAGCTGTGTAATCATACACAGGAGGGGTCGCATTACTAAGAACGCGAGCACGAGGGTACGGATCAAAAGAGACCGTACTAGTATGTAGTGGGGTATACTCAGAAGTAAGCCATACAGGGTCATAAACTCCTACATTGGGAGTCGCTACAGATCCCACTGGAAAAGAAATCTGTGGGGACATCGTATGATAGCCAAAACGCCCCACATCATCTACTGCTGCAAAGATTTCAACAGCAACATCCATAGGAATAGGTACCGTAGCTGGATAGTAAACTATCGGTGAGCCGAATTTAATAACTAAGTGACCCATATTAGTTTCTGCACCCATATTTGGAAAAGTGTTTACTAGTGGAACTTTCTGCTTAGCAGCATCTCCGATAAATCGATAAGGAGTCATATGAGGAACCTCAAATTCAAAGGAACAACCCGCCATTGGCATACGGTTAGTTCCATCTCCTGTATCGAAAGAAACATCAATATTGGAGGAAGAATTATACAAATTGGCTCGTTCTTGGCCAACGGTAGGAGTCAACATCCTAACGAGGATATTAGGCGAGGGTGCATCTCGCTCTGCAAATTGGTAAAAAGTATTAGTTGCTTGCTGATTAGCCGAGGTAAACGGATCAGATGAAGAGAAGGGAAATGGGACCGTACCCCTCCAATTTTTATTATTTGCCGGATCTGTAGTTGACCATCCTTGTGTTGTAAACCCAGGTGGAACATACCAAACTTCAGCGGCGGTAGTACCTATCAAATTAACTTTGAAACGAGCTCCGCCGGAATATCCCATATACATTCCAGACAAAATCTGAAGTGGGGAAGCTGGAATCCTAACGGCATTATTTACTCCGGGAACTGAGGTTGTAACCGGTCCCCTAACTCCCAACAAGGAAGCAACATCAAAAACGGCTATGTTACGACGCGCTGCTAAGTCGATAGGAACAAAACGCTCATACCAAACTCTATTAAATCGTCGAATAATATCCCTAATACTTACAATAGGTCGTAAGTCGGTTTCAGGAACGTCATCTGTTTTCTTTACCTTAAAAAGGATATCCTCTTGAGATGCATCAACATCGGCACTTTCAGATTTAAAATCGGTTTCCTCTTCCGCCGCAAAGCCGAATGGAACACCTGCTCCACTATTAACCCCCAACTCCACTGTACGATCCAAATTGGGATTTTCTGGAGTCCTGCCAATATCTTGATTAAAACCAGCATAAATCATATTCATAGGTCGAGAACTATATCCAAATATTTGAAAATCATCTCCTGCCGAAAGATAAACATTGAAACGAGCGTTATAAGTGGTTGAACCATTATTAACCAAAGGTTGATGCAAATATATATAATACATACCATGTGACAAGGCGTTAGCCACATAATCAATACAATTGGGCAATTGTTCAAGAGGAGAACAAAAAGGTAGTTCAAAAGTTTGTACTTGACCACCAGCCGAAAACTCAACAGATTCCATCATCAAATTAGGAATAGAATCAAAAGATGGTACTTGAGTTATAGCTCGCACATCACATGAATAATTGCGAGCCAAAGTCAACTTACAATACTGAAAATTAGACATAACGGCTTGCACGTGTACTTTTAAAGTACCTCGCCAATATCTGGACATAAAAAATAATGTTTGAAGAAGAGAGGTAGAAGTTTGAACTGCTACCGTTCTGGTTTGATCTGAATCTACCTTAGTATTAACAGTTCGTAAAGTATCCTGAAATGGAGTAATAGGACGACTAAATAGGAGCTTCCCAGCCGCATCTGAAGATGCAACATTGAAAGTACCTAGATATTGAGGTTTAGTGGCAATGGATAAAACATCCATTTCGTCCCTAGCGGTATCAAAAGTATAATCTTTAGTATAATGCGAAAATTGAGAATATGGATCCAATTTTTCCAATTGAATCGGAGCATCGACAATATTATTATATTGCCTGCTTTGTACAGCTACTTTTTGAAAAATAGTTGTATCTGCCGGATTATGCAACCCAGTCATTGCTCTCAATTTGCCTCTACCCATATCAATAGCATCATTGATTCGGGGTTTTAAAGTATCCAACAAAGCGTTAGAACCCGCTTTAATACCAGTCGCAGTAGCATCAAAAATATTAGTTACAAAACCACGAGTCGTTTGAACTAAATCAAACTCTGCTTCAAACGCACTAAAAGCAGTAGGAGCGACATAAGTAGGATTGACATGAGGAACATAAAATTCTAGTTCTTTAAAAATAACATGAACAGAAACTGTTAACGAAGTTGAACCAGATGTAGGAACGCTAAGTTGATTCAAAACTTGCAAAACCACATTAGCATAATTTCCAGTAAAACTAGCATATGATGGCGTATTATTGTCCAAACTAATTGACGCAAGTTTAGTATTAACATAGAAAGGTATTTCTAAAAGAGCTGGTGTCGACTCATTCGCATGAAGAAAAACGTGGGGAGAAGTCATAAGAGTATTTATACGAGTAGCCGCACTCGTACAATTAGTACCAGCACCAACGGGAAGAGCAGAAGCTAAAAGAGTTCCAGCATGCATAGGAGTTCCAGAAACTTGCAATAAAACGCTAGATTTAGCTCTATAATAAACAGAAGCATTAAAAGGAACCTGGACAAGAGGATTAGTTAAAAAATCCAAAGGAAAATTTAAAGTAGATAACACGGTATTTACAGCTTGGGTACTATCCCAAGCAATGTTTTTAACAAAAAACGGTTTATTTAAAATTCGTGAATAGTCCATTTCTAAAATCTTTGGAACAGAATTTAGAGCCGGAAATTTTTCATAAGATTCGGGAGGCTCAATGGCATTTTTAGTCCGAACTGAAGACCAAAAATTGTCGGATGTAACTCCAACACAAATATCGTCAGTTTTATTTTGCGAATTGACGAAATCGCTTTCAAAATTAGAAGTAGTTGCAATGAATTATTTATTTAAAGTGCGTGCATGGCTCCATTAACGCCATACATCGCACCTTTTCCTGAAAATTTATATACAAGGTAACATAGTACCCACCCACAGGAAGAGTGTTTTAAAAAGTCGTAAATTACACTTGTACATGACCCCAATAAAAAAGGGAGGGATCAAAACCTTCTGTCTCGGCTCTATTATAAACCGAGACGAGATAATCTTTCGAAAATCTCTTGAAATCATAACCACGTTGAGCGAGTTTATCTTCAAACTCAACTGCTAATTCGTTATAATTAGGATGCAAAAACATCTCTCTAAAATAATTGGCTATTTTAGCTTCCAGAACAACCTCATAATCTTTAGTTTCATCATAAAAACTTAGACTATTCTGGAGAGTCCGCAAATCTAACGGACAAACAATTCTATTTAAATCAAAATTAAAACGAAAAGATCTTTTTAAAAAAGTAACATCATCTAAAGTATCAAAAGGAGAAACAATAGGATTTTTAACAGAATCTGTAAAATCCATTCCTAATTGTACGAAGAAATCTCGCATAGTGACAGCATTAAAGCGAGATAAATCCTCGTTTTTGATTCCAACAAGTTTGTCATCTCCATAAACATAATCAATAACATTATTATTAAAAGCACTTAACTTGGGCTCACGACCCAACTTAAAACACTCTTGTGCATACCACATGGCTGAATAAAAACGATTAACTAAAGAATTCAAAATAGCTGTTAAATAATGCCCTGAAGGCATAGAATGCGTGGTTATATAACAATCGTCACTAACTAAAACTATGCTACGTATGGCTTGTTCCAACAAGAAAGATACCATGGGATCACTATTAAAAGAAGTAGTTATAATTTCTTTTATGGAGTCTTGAACCATGTTATTCATCGCCCCATCCCACTTAGCAATATCACCAGCGAAAACTCCTTTACATGACAACAATTTTTTATACATAAGTGGCCACTCTTTTATGGGATTACATCCCACCATAATATAATTCTGTTCCCTACGGCTCAATAAATGTTCAACTAAAGATCCAAAATAAGTTTTCATTAAAACCTGGTGTTGAACTGTTCCTACTCTAAAACTACGTGGAACACCGTCTTTCTCTACGTTACGTAATTCATCTTTTAAAGCCTCTACCCAATAAAAATAACTCCATATTGGGGAACCATCAATAACGGAACCTTCTATTTCCGAAAGCTGACTATTTAATAAGGGTGTGAACTCTCCCTTTTCAAAATCTATATAATCTGTTTTAGCTTTTCGATTTCCAAACCCATTACTTGAATGCTTATTTAACCCGGCTAACAAAGGAGTTCCCAACACAACTTCCTTTTGCGTTAATTTCCGGGGTTTAAAATTAGATAACTCATCTTTGAGCCACTCCTTCCCAAAATCCAACATCTTACTAGGAACATACTTAGTATGTGAAAAAGACTTTTTAGCTATATCCTTAACAGTATGTGGACCAAAACGTCTCAGATTTGCTGGCTCGCGATCAACAGGAAATAAGCCATACAACTCAGTTGGTCTCAAACTCGAATTAGTTGCTACGTGTGCCGAACTTCGTTGCTCTAACTTAAGAACACTTGAATTTTCCATGACTCGATCGCTACCATTGCCAATATAAAAGTGTTTATCACACTCAAAGATAGAATTTATCATTTTAACCGTTTCAATTGAAAATAATTTAGAGACGCCTATATTACGTGACGCATCACCAGCAACATGAAAACCAACTATTTGCTCGTTGTCCATTAAAACTGAACCACACAAACCTTGAGCTCGAAAATTATAAAAACAATCATTATTATCTAATACATGCTTATGAGAACTCCATTCTCTTCTCAAATTAGTCGTATAAATAGCACCACTAGATTTTACACACCCAGATAGAGGAGTGCCAATTGGGATAACCCCCGAAGGAACGACTAAATTAAGAGACGCCGTACCCATATGAGCGTTTTTGAAAAAATGACTAATGTTGGAAAATACTGTAGCCAAATTTGGAGGGAGACGTATAATGGCAACATCTTCCTTTAAATTAGAATATACAACTTCAAATTTTAACTTATCATAAATAGCATGAGAATAAGCTGAGTCTTGAAATATACTTACAACACGAGTATCTCTAATCGTGTGAGAGGTAACTAATACATGGTGACCCGATATCAAACCTAATGAATGAGATTCAATACCTTCATCATCTATGAATTTCAAATATTTCAAATGTTTTATTATCTTAGAGTGCGATGTAGCACTAGTTGAAGTTGTAGCAACTTTTAATACGTTACTCAATTCATGTTCCGGAGCAAATCCCGAAACCTTGTTATAAGCTTGAATGCCCATCGAAGAAAGAGAGGCTATAACGACAAAAATAAAGGAAAAAATAAAAATACTACTCCAGTCCAAAGATGCTATATTTGACCACACACTATCCAGTTGTTCATATAAAATCTGTTTTATAGTGTGCATCAAAAAACTAATTCTAAAACCCAAAGAACCGACAACAAATTCACTATCGCCAGACTCTGGTTTCCAATTCAAAATTTGATCCAATTTAGCCTGAACCTTTATTTTATCGACATCTGAGGTTTTATTAAGTTGTCTATTTAGTACTTGTTTTTTATGCAGCATAGTTATTATAGAAGTCATCCACAACCCCATATTAAATTTACAATTTGGATCAGCTGAATCCAAATCTATCTTACGATAGTTAAATTTGGGATCAGGATGGAGGGAAGACATATGAGATCGCATATGACGCGGAACGTCGTTAACGAAACCGCCGTCAGTAGCACTCGTTTCCGTCTGATGGCTCCTCAAGTAAAGCACTCCACTATACTGTCCGTCAAAAAATTTCACATTTGAAAAATCAAATACATAAGCTCGTCGCCACAATGCCTGAATATTACTAATTCCATCTTGTTTAGTAAGTCCTCCCAAATGCATAAAATTATTTGTAGAAGCTAAGACAATTTCACTATTAAAAAATTTTGTGTCTTTTAAAGGAGCATCTGCACAATCAAGAGGATACTTGACTTCCGATACCATATTAATAAATGATCTCCATTGAGAAATACCCTGCTGTCCTACATCATCCATATAAAAAACTTCTTCATCATTATATGAATCGTAAAAATCTTTTCCGTCCATAATATCCTTAACAGTATGTGCATATTTGGTTTTACCCAAAAGATCTACCAAATAATTGAGAGCCACGGATTTTCCACATCCTGGCGGGCCTTCTAAGACAAAGCATATGGGTTCTATACGACCACTATTTTCATACGCTAAAACTCTTTTATAGAGCCGCGAAAAATCTTGTATCAAGGAGTTCACTACGGTGGACTTCCGCGCCCAATCAGACATAGATGAAGTGTCTAATTTACCTTGCAATACCTTAATACGGTCTCTAAACTCTTGGTTAATCAATAACCTAGAACTCTTCTTAATTTCAATGAGATTACTCTTAATATCTGATAATAATACATGAAGACAATTATCTTCACAAAATTCAAAAAATTTAGTACAAAGATTGTCTAAAAAAGGTGGAAAGTCACAAACTTCTTTCGCCTTTTTAATCATCCACTTCAAGGCTTCAAAAATAATATTAATAAATTTATGAAACCCAGACACATCATCTGATAATTTGCTTGTAGAAAAATATTGTAATCGTTTAATTATCTCAAATAAAGAAGACGGAAGAAGCATGGACATTGACGCCATGCATATTTGTTCAAGCATTTCTGCTTTCCATGTGTTCTCGACAATAACCAAATAAAAATCAATTAAAACGGTTATTAAAGAAGTAACTGTAGCTCCAGTTTGCAAGACATGAATAGCTTGCATTAAAAATTTTAAAACGTGTAATATTTTTCGGGTATTTATACTCGAAAGAGACGAGCTAGCTTTTTGTAAAGTTCTAGCTATTTTAATCAACATAGTAACGTCTTTAATGACATTACTAACAGTGTCTCCTATACTTTCAGCATGGTAAGTATTACACAATAACTTTTGTATTTTCTTGCGTTGGTTTTCGGCTCCAACAAGCCTAATTTTACCCCAATCTGCTACACAGACTGGATAATCTACTTTCATAAAAGCTGGTTTCCCAACCTCACGTAAGACGTTTGTCTTAACATAATAAAAAAAATATTTCGTATTGTTTTGTTTGTTTGTTTGTTTGTTTTCTTTGCTCTGCATGTTTTCACATTGACAAAAAACCTCTGCTCATAAGTGCGCATAAAGTTCTTTATACAGGCAGCTTTATCTACTAGTGTTGCAGCTTAACATCTCTGTTACGAACAATAGATTTGTAATAAAATACGTTGTATTACAATTATTGTTCTTCAGGAAGATATTAAACGTGAGCTAGTAAAGCTCCGATGGTATAAAGAATATTTATATTGGCTAACAAAGGATTTACTTTTGTTGTGGGCCATATTTTTCCAAAGAAAAATTTTCCCAGTCCCTCTCTTAAAGAGAGGCGACCAAAAAGATTTGGAAAGAGTTTCAAAACATCAGTGTTATCAACTTATTGCAGGACTGCGTGAGCACGCCTAACTGCATCATTGGTAACACCTGGTAATTAATTCTTTCCAAGAATATATAATAAATAATAAAAAATTTAATTTAATAAAATTTATAAATGAAAGTGTTTTTGTAGTAATAAACTAGAATAACATTCTAAGTACTTGACTTATCTAAGTACTTGAACGCTCTAGAGAAAACCCCCACTACGAG